TGATGTTGTCGAGCAACTGCCCCATTTCTTTGTATAGAATCTGCTCATCGACATCGTGTCGAACTCGAACGATGTCCGCACGAACTGTTTCGTCTCGGTACGATTCAACCGCACCATCAACTTGCGATCCGTCGCCACCGTAATGGAACGTGCGGCCAAGGCACGCTTCGCGGATGTCCGGCGACGATGCGGCTTTGAACACCATTGCATATTCGCCTGACCAGATTTGTGCAGGCGACGCGGCTTGTCCTTCGTTGGCTGAGTTCTTGGAACCACCAGCGACAAACACGTTTGCCAAGTCAAAGCATTGGGCAATCATCTGAACGGTGATGTCCGATTGCTTAGTTGGGTCGCCTGCACCGCTGGCGGCAATCGCGTCTTTAATCTTGTCGCTTGCACGCAAGTTGCGAAACACCTTTTTGTTGATGACCAAAGAATCAGGCCACATTCCGGTGCGGTCGTAAACTGCATTGATGGCAGTGTTTACGTCAACGATTGGCGTGCAGTTGGTCGCGTCGTCCCATTCGTTGGTCACGGTTGTAACCTGCCCTGAAAAGGTTGACGGATTAAACACGGCGGCAGCAATTCGTTTTTCTGCTTCGACCATGATTGTCGATCTTGCACGCAACGTCGAAACCAATTCGGCATCAAAGTAGTCGGCGTAAATCCGTGCTTCGCGGTCGTCAACTGGTTCCTCTTGACCGTATTCTTCGCAAGCAAACGAAGCGTCGGTAAACGTCCAGTTTCCGCGACTGTAACCAGCACCGGCGGCGCGTTTGGTGTTGCTGTTTTGCAACAACGACTCCAGCGAAATCTTGCCGAACTTTCCTGATTCGCGATCAACATTTGTGACTGGCAAAACAGACGAACCGACAAACCCGTTCAGGTTCATTTGTAGGTCAAATTCCATTAACGAACCGGCAAGGTCGGGTCGTAATGTTGCGAGTGAACTGCTTGGACTTGGCATGGTATTTCCTCAAAAAAGTGTGTTTTATATTTCCTGACTGTTGTGGTTCGTTCGTTCGTTTAGTCGTTCCGTGTTTATCTAGCTAACTGCTGCTCCGTCGTTGACGTAGAGCATTTCAACTACGTCACCGTCAGCGCCAGCGGCTTCCAGTAAAACGCCGACGCGATAAGCAGTTGATGCCGACGCTCCAACCTTTCCGCTTGCCGCCGTAAACGCGTCTGCACCTTCGGCGAGTGCCGCACTTGCAATTACTTTGTGGGTTCCTGAACCCGACGCAAGTTTGACGGAAATAATATCGCCCGCAGCGAACGCTTCCCGTGTTGCGGTTCCAATTGCATGGTCGTCAATACCGCAAGCCGCTACGCCTGTCGCTGACTTTGCAACTAAAGAATACTGGGAAATCGCACCGTCAGCGGTGAAACTTTTTTCGTTTGAATCTACTTTTTGTGACATTGTTTTTGTCCTTCTTTTCTTGAATTAAAAACGGAAACGAAATCAACGAACTTTGATGTTCGTTAACGAACTTGACATTCGGCAAGCATACGCTCCCGCAATGTTGTATCTTGTTTGTTGGCGTACTTAACCGCGTCAACGTCTGAATTGATGTGCGGCAGTTGGCGAGCATCGGCCACGGCTTTTTGCCATTCGGCAGTTGCAGATTTCAAGCCGCTTTGCCTTGTCCGACGAACCGGCTTTTGCTTTGATCGGTTTACGGCTTTCTTTTCTTCTTCTTCCATCGCTTCAACTTCTTCTTCTTCTTCTTCTGCAACTTCTTCTTCTTCTTCGTCGTCCGGCAATGGTTCAGCGTTTTGCGTTTCTTCTTCCATCGCCGCGTATTCCTCTTTCATCGCTTCCTGTTCTTCTTCCATCGCTTGGATGGTTGCTTTCAGCGACTCAACTTCTTCTTTCAACTCGGCGTTCGTTTTGTTGACGACTTGCGAAAACGAAGCAAGTGCGTCGGCAACCGTCGCGTCGGATTCTAGTTGCTCAAGTACGAACTCAGCGGTGCAACCCTTGCACGCTGCTTTAATTTCTTTGATTGTCGCGGCCATTGGTGTTTCCTTTATCGGCTTTGAATTTAATTTGAATCCGGCTTGCGCCACAACAAGCGGCACGTTTCGGAACGCTTGAACGTCAAGCGATTGAACCGGCTTCGATGGTTCTGTCTTTTCGTCAACGAATCCAAGTGCAATCGCTTCGTCGGCG